TGCTTGGGCATATCGAAGCCCCATTCATCCGACAAACGCATCAGTTCAGCGCCGTTGATTTTTTGGCCCACCGACAACAAAGGGTCACGGGTTATCGGGTCGATTACATCTTGCAAAACTAAAAACATAAATCCCCCTAACAATGTTAGGCCCGGCCTAGGCCGGGCCGGGTTAATTACAGCATTGACAAGTCAACACCCAGAGCGATCAAAGCGCCACCGATTTTCGTGAGGGCTTCGGATTCCTTGTCATTCAATGACTCAGCCCGTTTGCCCGCCTTGTACAAGGTTGACAATTCTTCAATGAAGCGCCGACCCAATGAGCGAGTCTCGCGAGTGTTGCCGCCTTCGGGCTCGCCTTCAACCTTGTCAGCGCTTGCAGGTGAAGCCGCGCCTTCAATGTATTCCTGCCCATACTTGCGCACACGCGCCCAAATGGTGGAAGGGTTTGAGTGATTCGCCTTTTTCAACTCAACGAACAATGCTTTTTTCTCAGCATGTACCAGCTTTGCAGAATCCGAAGTATCGGCATGCTCAACCAGATACCACTCGACAGGCAAGGAACCGCAGAGGGCTTGCGCATACTCGCGCATTGCACCGTAGGATGAAGCCACCGAATCAGCGACCCGGACGCGGAGAGCTTCGACAGAAGCACCAGAAACAGAAGTGATATTGATATCAGACATTTTCTAACCTTACTCTAACAATGTTAGGGAAACCGCCTAACCACCGGATGCCGAACCCTTTGTTCAACATGACTCTAATGTAGCATAACGCACCACACAATGCAAGCAGAACGTGAACAATAAATACCTAACATTGTTAGGCTATGACCAAAGGGCAAGACCGAATCAGCCCCAAAAATTTTCGAAAAAACCGTAAAGCCAATACCCACCGGTACGCCACCCCCCAAATAGGCCAAAAGGGGACCCGAAAATAGCTACACACTGCGGAGCTCAAACGATCACTCGGTTTCGAGTTTGGGTTTGGTCGGCGACCTCTTTTCAAATTTCGTCAGTATTTCGTGGTACGTTGTTTATAGGGAACACCCCCCATACCAAAACAAACGGGTCGGCCCAAAAAATTTTTGCAAAAATTTTGAGTTTGATGTTACATTTCACGTCATCCTTTTCATTGGTGCGGTTACCCGATGATCCATATTGAGCCAGTGGCAGACGTCCCTCTGCCGTTTGATCTATCCGATGAGCAGCCCAAGACTCATGCGGATGCCATCTCTGTTGCTGTGAACACTGCTGACCTGATTGGACAATTAGGCGGCTCGATCGACTTCACAAGCGACGACCTTGCCAAAGCAACCAACCTCATCAGCGGCACCAAGAAGAACGGTGCGCCCTCGCACGTCAAGCTGTCGGGCGAGGCTGCTGCTGCGTCTGCAGTCATAAAGCGGTTCGACTTCCAAGCTTTTGCCGATGCCCAGCAGGCGCGGAACTTTGTCACGAACAAGCTCATCCAGATCGCAGACTGCGGTGACACCAAGCTCGAGCTCAAGGCGCTGGAGCTGCTCGGCAAGCACAGTGACGTGGGGCTGTTCACCGAACGAAGCGAGATTACTGTGCACCACACAACGTCCAACTCTCTGGAGCAGTCGATCAAGGAGCGCGTCAAGCGCCTGCTCAACTCAGAGGTTACGGACGTCACTCCGCTGGACGATTTGGACGAGCAGCTTGGACCGCCGATCGACATCGAGCCGATCAGGTACGAGGAGAAGGACGTAGACCCCGAAGACCCGGACGCTGGGGGCGACGGCAAATGAGTGAAACGTCACTCAAGGATATCGAGACTCTACTGAACAGCGGCAAGCTGTCAGATTCCGACATGCGGGTGCTCGAGGCGCAGCTCATCAAGCTGGAGCAGTTGAAATCCCGCGAGTTGAGCCAGACGAAGTTCATCAAGTTCGTGGAGAAGGTGTGGCCCACGTTCATTTCTGGGCGACACCACAAGCGGATGGCTGAAGCTTTCGAGCGAGTGGCCAACGGAACGTGCAAACGGCTGATCATCAACATGCCACCCCGGCATACCAAGTCAGAATTCGCGTCTTACCTGCTGCCCGCGTGGTTTTTGGGCAGGTTTCCACAGAAAAAGATCATCCAGTGCTCGAACACAGGCGAGTTGGCGGTGGGTTTTGGCCGAAAAGTGCGAAATTTGGTGGATTCTGAGGTCTACCACGACATTTTTCCCGAACTTTCGCTCTCAACCGACTCCAAAGCGGCGGGCCGGTGGAACACATCCAAGGGCGGCGACTATTTTGCGATCGGCGTGGGCGGTACGGTGACTGGTAAGGGTGCTGACGTACTCATAATCGACGACCCACACTCCGAACAAGAGGCTGCGATGGCCGCAGTCAACCCCGACATCTACGACAAGGTGTACGAGTGGTACACGTCAGGTCCGCGTCAGCGTCTGCAGCCGGGCGGGGCGATCATTATGGTGATGACGCGCTGGGCTCAGCGTGATTTGACTGGCCAAGTGCTCAAGTCTGCTGCTCAGCGCGGCGGTGAGGAGTGGGAGGTCATCGAGTTCCCGGCCATCCTGCCTTCGGGTAATCCCTTATGGCCAGAATTCTGGTCCAAGGAGGAGCTCGAAGCGCTGCACGAGGAATTGCCCAACGCCAAGTGGCAGGCGCAGTACCAGCAGAACCCCGTGGGCAACGAGTCCGCGATCGTCAAACGAGACTGGTGGAAGTGGTGGGAGAGTGACGAGCCTCCTCGCTGCGAGTACATTTTGCAGACATGGGACACGGCGTTCGAGAAAACACAGCGGGCCGACTACTCCGCTGGGACGACGTGGGGGGTGTTCATAAACGATGAGGACAACTCGCTGCCCAACATCATCTTGCTCGACACATATAAGAAGCGTGTGGAGTGGGTGGACCTGAAAAAGGACGTGCTGGCGCAGTACCGCGACTGGGAGCCGGACGGCATGTTGATCGAGAAAAAGGCATCCGGGGCTCCTCTAATATATGAGCTGCGGGCCATGGGCATACCCGTCCAAGAATACACCCCGGGCAAGGGGCAAGACAAAATTGCCCGTTTGAACTCGGTCTCAGACATAATTGCGTCGGGGAAAGTGTGGGTTCCGCGCACTCGATGGGCCGAAGAGCTCGTTGATGAGATCGCTGCATTCCCGTCCGGGGAGCATGACGACTTGGTAGACGCCACAACTTTAGCCCTTATGCGGTTTCGCCAAGGTGGGTTCTTGAGACTGCCTTCCGACGAGCCAGAGGAACAACGGTATTTTCGCCGACAAAGCAGCGGCTTCTATTAAGGATTCGACATGGCAGCATCAGATATGGTCCCCGGTATTGGCGGCGCTCCCCTTGGGATGGGCTTTGAAGATATCGTGCAAGACGACACTCCAGCGATTGAGATTGAGATTGAGAACCCAGACGGTGTGAGGATCGGCGTCGATGGGGTAGAGATTGACCTCATGCCCGACGAAGAAACGGCGGAAGATTTCGGTGCCAACCTCGCAGAGTTCATGGACGATGGCGAGCTGGGCAAGCTGGCCGACGACCTCTTGGGTGAGTTTGAAGCCGACATTGCCAGCCGCAAAGAGTGGGTGGACATGTATGTCAAGGGCCTCGAGGTCCTTGGCATGAAGTACGAAGAGCGCACCGAGCCATGGACTGGCGCATGCGGCGTGTTCTCCACTGTACTTACTGAAGCTGCCATAAGGTTCCAGTCCGAGACCATCATCGAGACGTTCCCCGCTGCGGGTCCAGTCAAGACCGAGATCATCGGAGCCATCGACAAACTCAAAGAGGAAGCTGCCGAGCGGGTTCGTGATGACATGAACTACAAGCTCACGGAGCAGATGCCTGAGTACCGGCCCGAGCACGAGCGCATGCTGTACAACTTGGGCTTGGCCGGTGCGGCGTTCAAGAAGGTCTACTTTGACCCGAGCATTGGCCGTCAGACGGCGGTCTTCATTCCAGCGGAAGACCTGATCATTCCCTACGGCGCGCCAAGCTCGCGCACTGCAGAGCGCGTGACCCATGTGATGCGCAAGACCAAGAACGACATCAAGAAACTACAGGTAGCGGGCTTCTACCGTGATGTTGACTTGGGTGAGCCTGAGTCGTTCTTCTCTGATATTGAGAAGCGCAAGGCCGAGGACCAAGGCTTCAGCCTCACAGAAGACAACCGCTACCAAGTGCTGGAGATGTGTGTTGACTACAACCTGCCCGGCTACGAGGATGAGGACGAGATCGCACTGCCGTATGTGATCACGATCGACCGCTCGACCACCAAGGTGCTGGCCATCCGCCGCAACTGGAACGAAGACGACGAGCTCAAACTCAAGCGCCAGCACTTCGTGCAGTACACCTACGTGCCCGGCTTCGGTGTGTATGGCCTTGGCCTGATCCACATCATCGGCGGCTACGCCCGCGCTGGCACTTCGCTGATCCGCCAACTGGTGGACGCTGGTACGTTGAGCAACTTGCCCGGTGGCTTGAAGTCCCGTGGCTTGCGCATCAAGGGTGATGACACCCCAATCGCTCCGGGCGAGTTCCGTGATGTGGACGTGCCAAGTGGCTCAGTACGTGACAACATCATGCCGCTGCCATACAAGGAGCCGTCGCAAGTTCTGTTGGCCCTGCTGAACCAGATCACTGATGAAGCTCGCCGACTGGGCTCTGTTGCTGACATGAAGGTCAGTGATATGAGTGCCAATGCGCCCGTAGGCACAACACTGGCCATCCTTGAGCGCCAGTTGAAGACCATGAGCGCGGTGCAGGCCCGCATCCACTATTCGATGAAAGAGGAGTTCAAGCTCCTCAAGGCCATCATCCGCGACAACACCCCGGGCGAGTACGAGTACACACCTGCTGGCGGCGATCGCAAGGTCAAGCAAGAAGACTATGACATGGTGGACGTGATCCCTGTGTCTGATCCGAACAGCGCGACCATGGCCCAGCGGATCATGCAGTATCAAGCGGCCATCCAGTTGGCTCAAGGTGCACCGCAGATTTACGACTTGCCTCAGTTGCACCGTCAGATGTTGGAAGTGCTTGGCATCAAGAACGCCGACAAGCTCGTGCCGATCGACGACGACATAAAGCCCAAGGACCCAATCAGCGAGAACATGGGCTTCTTCAACGGCAAGCCCACCAAGGCGTTCATCTTCCAAGATCACGACGCACACATCGCTGTGCACACCAGCTTGATGCAGGACCCAATGATGATGGCCAAGATGGGCCAGAACCCACAGGCCCAGCAGACTATGGCTGCGATGCAAGCGCACATCAACGAGCACCTTGCCTTCGTGTATCGCAAGCAGATCGAAGAGCAGATGGGTGTCCCGTTGCCCGATCCGAACGAGAACTTGCCAGAAGATGTGGAAGTGCAGCTCTCCCGCCTTACAGCTCAGGCCGCGAGCCAGCTTTTGCAAAAGGACAAGGCGCAGCAGCAAGCTCAGCAGGCGCAGCAGCAGATGCAAGACCCTCTGGTCCAGATGCAGCAGCAAGAACTGCAGATCAAGCAGCAGGAGTCTCAGGTCAAAGCCCAGAAGGTCCAAGGCGAGTTGGCCATCCGACAGCAAGAGATGCAGCTCAAGGCGCAAGAGATGGCTACACGCTCAGGCGAAGACCCACAAGTTGCAGCCGCCCGAGCCCAGCAAGAGATGCAAATCGCGCAAGAAGAACATGCCATGAAGATGCGTATGGCAGAGCAAGAGCATCAGCAGAAGATGCAGTTTGAGCAGCAGCGTGACGCCCTCAAATTACAGTCCGACCTGATGAAGTCAATGACCAAGCCGACTGCTAAACCGTCGGGAAGCAAAGGAGAGTGATGGACAGCCAAACACTGGAACTGCTCAACAGAAAACTTGAAGAGCGTGTTGTATCTCTTGTGAATTTTATGGCGGACGGCGGGTGCAAATCCTACGACCACTATAAAGAATTGTGCGGACATATCCGAGGTCTCCGGGCCGCACAAGCTGAATCCGGCGACCTCGTGCGAAAACTGAAAGAGTATGACAATGACGACTAACTTTGATGTTCAGGCGGTGGACCTATCTGGCCTTCTCAACAAGCCCGTTGAGGACAAGGCCAGACAAGTTCCAGACCCAGCGACTTTCCATTTACTGTGCATGCTTCCCGAGGCGCAAGAAGAGTACGAAGGCGGCTTGCTGAAAGCTGGCCAGACGATGCAGTTTGAAGAGCTGCTGTCGCCCGTGCTGTTCGTGGCCAAGATGGGTCCCGATGCGTTCAAAGATGAGAAACGCTTTCCAAGTGGCCCAAGCTGCAAGGTTGGTGATTTTGTAATTGTGCGACCGAACACCGGCACGCGGATGAAAATCCACGGCACCGAGTGGCGCATCATCAACGACGATTCTGTCGAGGCGGTCGTGCAGGACCCAAGAGGGATACAAAGAGTATGAACACAGATGACTTTGTAATAAAAGACAGCATTACCGTAGAAGGTACTACTGCTGACTACGTTTGGTACAACGCCAACCGTCTTACCCAGAAGATGAGCTTTTGGGCCACCGATTTTCAAAAACTTGTCAGCATCATGGAAGCGCGGCACAAGGAGCATTTGAAAATAATCGACGATCTATTGGCAACGCAAGGCGTGTTAAAGCGTGACATTGCGGCGCTGAAATCTGCGGCAAAGGAGTAACCCATGGCTGAATTCGAAAAAACCGAATTCGAGTTTCCCGACGAAGCTGCAGAGAACCCACGCAAAGGCGGCGCTGTAGTCGAGCCAGAGGAAAAAGACGACATTGAAATCGTCGATGACACCCCTGAAGAGGACCGCAACCGCACGCCAATGGCCGAGCCTCCGAAAGACGTGACCGACGACGAGTTGGCCAAGTACGACGAGGGCGTCCAAAAGCGCATCAAGCACTTCACCAAGGGCTACCACGAAGAGCGCCGCGCCAAAGAAGCTGCTCTGCGCGAGAAGGATGAGGCGATTCGCATTGCCCAAGCCATCGTGGAAGAGAACAAGAAGCTCAAGGGCTCCTTGAACAGCAACCAGACGGCTCTTATCGAGCAGGCCAAGAAGAATGTGGCCAACGATCTGGAAGAGGCCAAGCGTAAATACAAGGCCGCTTACGAATCTGGTGACTCCGATGCAATGGTTGCTGCTCAAGAAGAGCTCACTGATGCAAAGATGAAAGCGCAGCGTATTTCTAGTTTCCGCCCAACCCCTTTACAGGATCAGGAAACTAATGTACAAATGCGCCAACCAGAGGCAGAAGTGCCGCGCCCCGACGAGAAAGCTCTTCGGTGGCAGGAAAAGAATCCGTGGTTCGGATCAGACGAAGAGATGACGAGTTTTGCGCTTGGTTACCACACCAAACTCATCAAATCGGGTGTTGCTACGAACTCAGATGATTACTACGAGAAGCTTAACTCTCGTTTGAAGCAAGTTTTCCCGGATGCGTTCGAGTCCGAGAAGACGGAGGATGCGCCCACTCCTCCAAAAAAGTCGAATGTTGTCGCACCAGCAACACGTAGTACTGCGCCCCGCAAGGTCGTACTTACCAAATCGCAGGTCGAAATCGCCAAGCGGCTCGGGGTTCCGTTGGAACTCTACGCTCGTAAGGTTGCGGAAGAAATGAGGAAATGAAAATGACGGAACAACTTCGTACCAAACGTGACCACGAAACCCGGGCTACGACTGCTCGCCTCACAAAGTGGGCACCAGCGCAGCTTCTGCCTGA